ATTTGTATTCAACCGCCAAGGCGTTTCTTCTGAAGGAAAAATAGAGGCTAATAGTTTTTTCTTTGATAACATCTACCCATTAGATTTGATTACTTCATCTAAATATGGCGGAAATTTTATGGTATTTTATATCAATGAACAGAAAGAACTTCTTGGTGAAAACGCAAAAGCAATAAAACAACGCCGGAAATATAGAACCATAAAGGGAGAGTTGATTACCGAAAATGAACGTACAGTGATGGTAAATCGGTCGTATTTAAAAAATCCAAAAGATGGAGAATTAAATCGCAGAATTAATAGAACAACTATTACGACAGGTGGAATTGCATTGTATATACCATCTACTGTTGAAGTTGCTTCAACTGCTGGTTATGAACAAATAGATTTAAATTTCATTGTAGGTGCCCCATTTCGCGGAGAAAGTGCAAATAGATTAGATTGGATAAAAAATGCTTATGACGCTTTTTTGTCTGATACTGCCATTAAACTTGGCGGGCTAGCTGTGGCAGGAGCAGCAGCAAAAATTTTGAGCGAATTTAGTTCTACAGCAGGAACATTTTCAGGATCTGATATTCCAGATAAAATTAGAAATGCTGTGTTATTAGACGTAGGAAAAAGTTTCAATCCATTCCGTGAAATCATGTTCAAAGGTGTAGATTTCCGAAACTTTTCTTTTACATTTACGTTCTTTCCAAGAAATCAAAAGGAAAGTATTGTTGTAAATAATATCATAAATCTCTTTCAATATCATATGCTTCCTGAAGAAAAAGATGAATTTGGAGGTGGTAGATTTTGGGTTAATCCATCTGATTTTGATATAGAATTTTACAAATTTAATCCAGAAAAACAAACTGAAGTATATGAAAATCCATTTTTGCCTCCACTATCAACTTGCATTCTAAAAAATGTTTCTGTTAATTTCGTACCAAATGGTGAATTTTTAACACACGAAGATGGTGCGCCATTAGGCGTTTCTCTTCGTCTTGAATTCACAGAAACAGAGGTTTTTACCAAAACCAGATTCAAAGAGATTCACAGCATCAAATTTCACAAACCAAACATTTCAATTTCACCAACAGCATAGAGGTAATAGGAAATGGAATATTTTTCAACATTTCCATATATTTTATATCCGGATTTGTCTAATACACAAGAAAATGTGTTTGTTCAGGACATAACTATCCGTGTTATTTTGAATGAATTGGGTGTAAACACAAAAACTCTTTTCTACAACTATACTATTTACGATGGAGATACACCAGAAATTCTTGCTGAAAAATTTTATAAAAATTACAACTATCATTGGGTTATTTTAATTGTCAATCACATTTTTGATGTTCAATTAGATTGGCCGCTTACTACACTGGAATTTAATGAATATATTACAAAAAAATATGGATCAGTTGTTTCTGCAATGCAAGAAAAAATCTATATCATCTATCCATATGAAAATAAAGAACATCCTTATATTGTTCCTTATTTGACATATGTAAATTATACTCCCGAAAACAGAAAAATGATTTCGGCGTATGATTATGAATTAGAAGAAAACAATAAAAAACGGCATATTAGAATACTTAAGCCTGAATATGTAGAAAAATTTGTTTCATTGTTCAACGCTCAAATAAACAAAGATGGAAACTAGAAAATACAATATTCGGAATGTCCGATTAATTTCAACAAAAAAACAAATAGATATTAGCAACATTTTCGTTGAAATTAATCTATTTGAAGACATCTTTTCTCCAACCATTTCGGGGAATATAGCTATTCAAGAAACAGATAACTTGCCTTCTACTTTTCCAATTTTAGGTGGTGAATACATTGTCATTGAAATGGAAGTTCCTACTATTATTGACCACGAAACTAACGAAAAACGAATTTTTGAAATTAACTTTGTTGGTAGAATAACACGAGTTCAGGCACAAAAAATGATGAATACAGGAGGTTTGCGGTATGTAATTTCGTTTACCGCTCCCGAAACCATAGATAATTTCAAATACAGAATCTCTAAGTCATTCAAAAATATACCATATAGTGAAATTGCAGAATATGCATTCTCAGTGATGGAAAGTAAATCCAAATTTGTCAAAGAATCTTCAAAAAATTCAGATCATGTTATTATTCCGGGATGGACGCCGATTAAAACAATCAACTGGTGTGCGGCTAGAGCAATACAAACGTCTTCTCCAGTTAGTCAAAGTAATAGTACATTTCTTTTTTTTCAAAATTTGTATTACTCAGATGACCAATTTCAGACAGGAAAACCAACATTCAAATTTGTCAGTATTGACTCTCTTTTATCCAAAAATATCAAAAAGTACATTTACAATTTTCCAATTACACACCGGAAAACATATGATCCACTCCGGTATGTTGTCACAGAAACTTTTGAAGTGGTTCATTCATTTGATTTTCTTAAAAACATTCATCAAGGATTGTATGCAGGGAGCTATCTTGAACATGATTTGATTACTAAATCTTTTCGTAGAAATTCATTTGATTATCGTAAAAATTTCAACGAATTTGCTCACACAAATCAAGTTCCACATATTTCAGATGATAATGAATTGAACGAATACCGTGGTGTAAGTGTTTATCATACATCATTTGAAAATAAACAATTTTACACTAAGTTATTGAGATTACATCAGTTATTGATTCTTGATAATTATGTATTAAAAATGAGCATACCGGGAGATGCTTTTTTGTGTGCTGGAGATATTGTTCATTTTGCAATGCCAAATATCTCAAAAACTGATACTACAAAATTTGATCCGTTGTATTCCGGAAAATACTTGATTACTAGTATTTGTCATTCATTTTCTACTGAAGACTATAAAATGAATATTCAGTGTGCAAAAGAAACATTAAGGGGTACCCAAGACAATGAATAGTGGAATGAAAATGGGGTTTGATTCCTTTGTTTGGTTTGTTGGGGTAGTAGAAGACCGTCTTGATCCTAAAAAATTGGGACGGCTCAGGGTTAGAATTCTTGATGTTCATACTGCCGATAAAAACAAAATTCCAACTGAAGAATTACATTGGGCCTATCCTGTTATGCCATTAACTTCGGCTAGCATGAACGGAATTGGCGATACTCCAATCGGGACCGTTGAAGGAACTTGGGTATTTGGATTTTTCCGTGATTCTGAAAATTGTCAGGAAGCCATGATTTTAGGCACTTTAGTTGGAATTCCACAAGAATATCCTTATCCAAAATCCATTACTACAGGGTTTTTGGATGGAAGAAAAGATCTTCGTGCGCGGCCAAGAAAAATCAAAGAACGGATTTATAAAAATGACGGCACGGGAGTTGAATTGAAAGATGAAGAAATTTCACAGGAAGGCGGACAATCATATCCGCGCCGGGAACATCCATTGGGTTGTGTCATTAAAGAGCCTGATATCAATAGGTTAGCAAGAAATGAAAAAATCAATGACACAATTGTTGAAATAAAACGAAAAAATTTAGACACAAATATTCCAGTTGCCGATGGCACATTTTGGTCTGAACCACAAACTCCCTATGATTCTTCATATCCTTACAATAGAGTGATTGAAACAGAATCCGGTCATGTAATTGAACTAGACGACACAAAGGGAGGGGAGCGAATTCATTTCTGGCATCGGTCTGGAACGTTTACTGAAATATATCCTGATGGAATTAAAGTGGAAAAAATTGTAGGAAATGAATACAAAATTGTTCTTGAGGAAAAATATGAGCACATTCAAAATCGCTATAATTTGACAATTGACGGTCCGTTCAATGTATACGTTTCCAATAATTGTAATGTTATCGTCTTAGGAGACGCTAATATTCAAGTCAAAGGAAACATGATAACTAAAGTGCAAGGCAACTACACGTTAGATGCATCTGGTTCTGTTTCAATAAGATCAGGTTCAACTACAGTAATTGGTGCTGGCAATTCTGTTCAATTAAAAGGGTCAAGTGTAACATCTAATCCACCAATTTCTCAATCCAAAGAGTCTTTGAAAGCTTCTGGTCTTGGCGTGGTTATTCCAGCACCACCACAACCAACATCAGCAAGCGTTTCAATACCGGGAGAACAAAAGAAACGAGATTTTCCAAGAGAAGTTCCAGAATACAAAATTGAAAAGGAAAACTACGAATAAATAGAATAAGATGCCTAGATATCAGGACATAGATTTATCTTTTCAAAAAAATCCAATTACTCGTGATATATTTACACTTACAGATGCTGAAGCAGTAAGAAAAAGTGTCAAACATCTGGTTTTAACAAAATTCTTTGAACGCCGTTTGAATCCCTATATTGGATCAACCGTTTATATGCAACTCTTTGAAAATATTACACCTTATACATTAGCAAATCTTCGGCGTAGTATCATTGACGTTATAAATAATTTTGAACCAAGAGCGGAATTGTTATCTGTAAACATTAATCCAGATATAGATAATAATTACATTGAAGTGAATATCTCCT